GCGCTTTACGTTCAGCCACATTGAGAGTGTCCATAATTTTCTGTACCCCGCCAATTTCCAACATGCGAGCAGCCGCTGGCTGGTCAATGATGCCGACAGCAAACATATCCATTACACGAGCTTCTTGAGCAGCTTTAGACTTTGCAAAGCTAGAACCAGGCTCAATACGAATATCCGTACCCGAAGCAATATCGGCACCCTGCAACAACATTGTGTCGAAAGCACCATCAGCACCAATCGTGCGAATCTTCCGAGGAATGTCAACATACTGCACAAACAACTCAATAGTTTGTATAGCAATCTTTTCCACACCAGCCTCAATACTCTGGAACTGTGGTGTCAGATACTGGTTAGACGCTTCCTGCAAATAAGAAATAGCGGTACCGGAAGTAACACCCGGAGGTGTGTCACCACGCGACACTTCCCTTTCACCAGAAATATCAATCCAGTCATTCAAAATACGGTCCTGCTGCTCCAAATAATATTGAGGCAACGGCGACAAAGGCAACGGCTGAGGCGGTGGCATGCCAGGCTTGTACTGAATCACCAAACCAGGCTCATTCGTCAACTTAGATGGAACAATAGAACCCATTGGTGCGATCAGCTGAGGCTTAGCCATGCGACGTCCGGCTTCAGAAATTTCGGATCGCAACCCGTTGTATTCTTTCTGCAACTGTGACAAGTCGACAATGGGGCTATCTGCGTAGAACGTGGCTGTGGGGATGTGCTCAAACTTTGTAAACGGATACATGTTGTGCCCGTAAGGAAAACCGTCTTTGTACACGCTGATCAGAATGTCGTCGACAGTAACGATGACGCCACCTTCGGGCATAAGTTTGTGTGCTCCGGGCTTAATCCACGTTTCGTACACAATCACACTGTCAGGTGCTTTGTTGTGCCCCAAGTTCAAATAGGCTTCATCCAAAATTTGGTTGGCACTGGAAACGCTGGGAGACAACTTAATATCACCCAATTCTTTGGCGAAATAGTATTGTGCCCATTCGACAGTCTTTGTGTAAGCGTTAATAACAAAAGGTTGGTCTTCAATGTCTTGTTCGCGGATGTCGGGAACAAAAAGATGGAAGGGTGTGACGTGCCCGAACTTGATGTCCCCCATTTCACCAGAAACTTTGTCTTTACAGTAAGGGTCCCAATGTGTTTTTAGGAATCCGTTGCCGGTAACAATGGTCCACCACGTTGCGCGGGACATGTGCTGACGCAACTTTTTAGACTCACTAATTGATGTCCAAGCTTGTTCAGCGGCAAACGCAGCACGCTGATCGTCATCTTCAGACGATGCGGGGATAGCTTGCGCCGTTGGAAAAGACGACAACATTTTTGACATTTCCCAACGAACATAAGACCTAATACGGTTAATAGTTTTACGTTCGTGGTAGTAAGGCTTCCGAGGTGTAAACAACTTGTCTTTGTAACCGTCAGGAAAGTTACCGCGTGTCTGCTCAACCCAGTGATGCCCATAAAACATTGACATGTTGTGAAACCATTGCAGCTGTTTTTGAGAACGAGCAGTTTTAGCTTTAGTCCATTCAGACTGTACCCAAGCAACTAGCTTGCGGGCTTCTTCGCTTTCACGGTACTTATCAAGGTTCAGCCCGTCTTCGGGTAATTTAATTACTGTAGAACTCTGGGTCAACCCCGGTGAGTTCTGCGAATAACTGTCTGGCGTCTCGGGCATCTAAATCTTCTCCTGCTGCTAAATTCGGGTTTCGACTAGCAATTCTTTCCGCCTCAGCCTCGTCGGATGGGTCATAGTCCTGGTAACCACTATAATCTAAAGTTTGATTCATCGCTTGAATTTGTTGAAACGCTAGTGGATCGCTTGATGCCACCAGTGCTTGCGCTTTCTCGTTCAACTTCGCCAACGTTTGAACCGTCTTGTGGTTCTCCTGCTGCTGTGTCTGAAGAACCTGGGACTGCTGCGCCAGCAGATTGTCCACTACCTTCTGGTGCCAAAGGTACTGCAGCACCAGCAGTGTTAGTAGAATCAATGAGAACACGCTCGACAAAATTATTGACAACATCGTTTTTTAGCTCCTTAATAGCTTCGTTATAGCCACGGTCATACCATTCTTTTTCTTGCAGTTCGACAGAAACAGGTTTTGCTTCGTCGAATAGCCCAGCAAGCTGAGCCATTTCGCGGATAACGTCCACCGCAAGGTATAGCCGTCCCCGGTCAATTACTTTGGTGCTCATGTCAATACCGGTATCGATAAACGGTCCGACAGAAGTTCGTGTGATGTAACATACGCCGGGATCTTTAGCCGGTGCGTTTATTACTGAGTATCTACTGGTCATTAGTAATATCCTCCTATGACGGTAAGTCCGTCCTCATTCGTTGCTTTGTCTTCTGCGAACTCGACGTTAGGGTCTTCTCGCATCTTCAACAACAACTCCTCATACCTTAGCGTAGTTGGAGCTTCTTCGGAACCACTAGCGTCTACGTAAGGGGTCAGATCGGGCCTTGTCGTAGCAAAGTATCGTGCCGAGTCAAAAGCGTGATCATCCTTTTTGTGGACAACTTCCTGCTTATTCATCTCATACGCCATTTTGTCGGAACTATATGACGACCACCGCAGTTTCTTCATCTCACGAATAAAGTTGGGGCAGTTACGGGAAACAACCCATTTAGGCCTGTTTTTACCCCAACGGGTGTCATCACGAAGCCTCATGTACGCCTGCATTTTTTCAATACCTACCATCACGTCATGGGGTATGCCCTCAACGTTCACGTAAAGCCCGTGGAGGGCATATTCCTGAATAATGGATGTCCCAGTCACCCCGTTGCGTTGACGCATCGCAGGGTCGCCCATACGCTCTATAGAGTCGGGTTTACGCCCCCAGCTAAGCTCACGCTGCTTCACAACCTGTGAATGCTCCGACACAATCATATTTGACTGGTAATGCTCCGCAAACGTCACAATATCCCCGTTAGGCGATACAGCGTGCCACAACCAAGCCGTAGGGTTATTCAACCCATGATCCACAGACGCATACACCGACCAACCCTTAGGCACATCACCCGGACCAAAATCTACAAGATGTTGTTCCAAATTTTGGCTAAAAGTAGGAAAAACCAAACCACTGCGAGCAACAAAGTTGCCTTTTTCACGAATATCACGTTCCTCCTTATTCATACCAATCGTATAAAAATTCATGTCTTCCATTTCAGCCTGAATGTAAGGGTTCTGCTCAGCCGACAAAGTGAAAGTATCAATCCAATCAGCCCTACCCTCCTTCGCAGGCTCCCACAACAAATCAAACGTCCAACCCATCCCCTTTGTAGGGGTAGCCGCAATCACCCAAAACCCGTTGTAGTCGATCAAACGCATCATAGACTCGTTAAAAATATGCTGAGGAGGCTCCTCATCAAAGAAAATACCGTGGCGAGGCACACCACCCAGCTTCATCATGTCCATACCCCACGTCACAAAATCAATCGTCGACCCATTCTCAAACGTCAAAATATAGTTAGAAGCATCCCAACTTTTAGACCAGTCACCCTCCACCAGCCAAGACCTGGGAATCCATCGCTTCATTTTTGGCAAAATAATCTGCTCAATGCCTTTAGCGACATCGACAACAACAAACCTTAGCTGGATAGGCCCAGAACCCCATGAAGCAGGTCGCTTAAGATATGGATGAGTATTTGTAGCCCAGTAGATAGACTCAACGACCTCAGCGTCGGTTTTTCCCCCACGGTTACCTCCAGAAATAAAACGTCCACGAAATTCAGATTTATGGAACCGTAACTGCTCCGGGTAATCCTTTTCACCATAATTCAAAATGTTAGGTTGGTGAATACTTTGATCAAGCTCAGCAACAGCGAGCTGTAAAAGCTCGTTTGCTGTCGGTTGGCGTTGTCTAGAAGGCATTAGGCAGTAGAGTTATCGGTTGCTCCAAGACGTACAAGAATAGCATTAACCGACAACCTCCAAGCGTCCGTCGCACGCGAACCAGAAATCGTTTCATTAAGTAGCAAAAGCTCTGAATCACCACCATCATGGGTATGGTCGCCTGGAGAAGCCTGGTTAGGGTTAGGGCCTAATGTGTGGTGCAAAGACTCTGCACGAGAATCCGCGTCACTATTAGTATGAAAATCAGCTACCGCCTGCGCGGTAGGTTTTGGGTTTTCGTCCTGAGTAAAAGTACTAGGACTATTATCGCCCGACAACATAGACATAAAGCCTCCTAAATAGTTCTCATTGTACTGCTTTGCACGCTTTTACTGCCACGCTGCCACTTACCGCAATCTTTACACTGATACCTGCGGTACTCAGCGGCACCCGTCCTCTCCGTACCACGCGAATGCAAATTACTTGAAGCACAACTAATACAAGCCTCCGGCTTACCATCATGCAACCCACGATTCGGGTGGTTCTTAATCCACGGCAAAAACTTCTCATACAAACCAATAAGAATGTTCACGTCCTGGATCTGGTACTTCTTCATCTCCCGCCAAGCCTTCTCATCACCCGCCATACACTTAACCCACAACTCAAACCCACTATGTTTAACCTTCGCCCCAATACCCAACTTCTGAGCAACATAATCAAGTTTGTTAGAAGGAAACTTAAACCGTTGCCTAGACGTTTTCAAAAGGTCAATATCTTTATGCGGAGAAGGAGGCAACATGTCGTTCTCAATAAACTCACGATACAAATGCTTCGCATCAAACCCGGCACTGTTCCAACCCACTACAGCATCCGCCTCATCTAAAAGCTCATGTATAGCTTTAAGCATTTCAACTTTACCATCATGATGAA